CTGGTGTCCTGTGTCGTGGACACACTGTCGTCCTGCTGGATTTCGAGTTCGCTCATCGTGTTGCCCCGGCGTTGTTGGTGAGGACGCCGGACCAAATCCGCAGCTTGTATCCGCCGCGCGTGAAAATGTTGGAGTGGTCGTAGTCGCCAAGGGCAAGCCGCTCCAGGGCGCTTTGCGCAATTCGCAATGTGAACTGCCCTGCTGTCGCGGCGATGAACACAAAGTCCCCGGTGTCGCTGGCCAACCGCAACACCGCCGTTTCGTCCTGGGCGTGACGACGCAACATCATCTCCATGACGCCGCCGGTCAGATCGATCGGAGCGCCTGCGATGGTTTGCCAAGCAAAGGTCCGATAGAAGTCCGCGTCGTTCTCGACCGTGATGTTGACGATGGCCATGCTCAAGCTCTCGCTATGAGAACACGTTTGAAATCGCCGCGAAGGCGTTATCAATCTGCGCTGGCGTTGTGATTGTCGCGCCATTGATCGACGTCAGGTTGGCGCTCTCGGTAGTGAAACAGGACTGCACGAACGTCGCCATCTGTTGCAGCACGTTGGCGAGCTGCGATGCACTCAATTGCGTGAAGGTGCCATCGGCCAGCTTCCAGTCGGTGATGTGACCGGGGTTCGCGACCGCATAATCATGCGCGCTGCCGACTGTGTTGCGCGAAACCGGATCGGTCAGATACGGCTTTCCGGTGATGGTGCAGCCGCCGCTCGCCCTGTTATATCGCGCGGTTGCGTTGTACGCGCTCAACTGCGGCTTGGTGTACTGCCCAATGGCGGGCTGTGACATCGTTGTGCCATTCCACAGCCATGGTGGCAGGACGTTCTGCATGTAGTACCAGACATCGGCCTCATTTGCGACTTGCGGTGCCGCCGCCCCACCGTTGACGGCCTTCCATGTCGAGTATGCGCTGTCGGTAGCTGGATCGACGTAGATGTTCCGCTTCGAAGCGTAGACGAAATTCGCATTGGTCATGATCTGCCAGTACCAGTCCGCCGCGTTGAACATCATCAACATCGTGAAGTCCCTTTCTCTTATTGGTACTGACCGCCTGTATTGGTGTACCCAGCCGAATTGCCGGGGAAATAATTCACGCCCTGACCGTTCGCGAGAATGACCCCGTTCATCGTCGCAAAAAACTTCGCCCCGGTGACATAGGACGGATTGTTCATGATCAGGTTTGCCGGGGTTCCCATAGCAACAATCGCGTTGCTGCTCGACCCGGCAAAGGCGTAGCTGCAAGCCAGCGGACCAAGGAAGTTCATCGTCACGACCGAACCGAGGACACCGCATTGGACGTTCGAATTGCTCGCTGACGACAGCACCACCTGACAGGTCGAGTTGGCTTGAAAATCGATATTAAAGATGCCGATTGATCCACCTGGATAACCAGAGAACATATAGTTGGTGGCCGAGCCGACCATGCAATTGTCAATCGTCAGGTAGCCGCCACCACCGGCACCAAAGCAACTCTGCGCGCCACCGCCGCTGTTGGTGTGGGTGTTCGACGCAAACAGATTTTTGCATTGGATGATGTTCGCCCCAGCGACACCGATGGTGTTATTGGCATTGTTGGCCCCGGTAATGAAAGTGGAGCCCTTGCCAGCACCGTTCAGGATAATGCCGGGACCGGCAATCGACGGCGTCTGCACAGCTTCGTTGTAGGTCCCCCCCGCTACATTGATCGTCATGTAGTAGACGGACGGCCCGTACTTGAACGTCTCGGTGAACGCACGGTTAATCGTCTTGTACGGGCCATGCGGCCCGGAAACGGTCGCCGTGGTCCCGTCGTACAGATTATCATCGCCAGTCGCGCCATTGACATAGAGCGTCGTGTTGGCGGTCAGGATCGGCATGAAGCCGCCGATGGTGAAGCCCGTTCCGTAAAGCTCGAAATTCGAATGCAGCGCGTTGTAGGTCAAAAGCGACTTGTACTGCGCGGGCATGTCGCCCGCCTGCAATGGCGCGCCGCCGCGCCGGACGATGTTGCGGACACCGATGCCGTTGATGTTGATCGTCGAGGGGCCGCTGTTGCTGTTCGCAGGCAACATCCAGACCGCAAGGCCGTCGTAATAGCTCAACAGCGGCGGGGTTAGCACAATCGAGTAGACGTTGGCGGTGCCGCTGTCGACGCCGAAAATGATTTTTCCGCTTTGGATCGCCCGCGCCAGTTGGTTCAAGTCGGCATTGTCTGGCGTCAAGCCGGCCGCATTGATCAGGTTAACGATCTCGCGTTGCGGATATTCAATGGACGCAGCAGGCGGGATCGATCCCATCGTCCCGGTCGATGGATTGCCATTGATATAAGCGGCGTTCGGATCAGAGACGCCGTAAGGTTGATTGTACTGCACTTTGCTCTCCCCTTAAGGCGTCCCCGCCATCGGATCGCCAGGACTGCTTAAACCGGAATAGTCGAAGATGATCTGCGTGTGCGCGGGCTTCCATCGATTGAGCAGGCACTCAAGATCGTCGGCGAGTCCGATGCGCAGATGCGGGTCGACGCCGGTCTGGCTGCCGCCGCTACCAACGCGAAACCAAACCAACTTCGCCTGATCGACGTGGACGGTCCAATAGAAGCGGTTAGCCGGCGGCCCCAGCCCGTAGCACGGCCATGTCGACAACTCACCGTCCGCCACCGGCACGCCGCGCGTATTTAGAACCGGCTGGTCCCACTCGTTGAACATCGGGTTGGAGCCATCGCCATAGACGCGATTGTCGCCGCAACGGTCCAACCCGCACACAAAGACACGGTATTCGCTGATAGTAATCGTGTAGCCGATTTGTGCCGCGACCCCGATAAAGAACTCACGGGACTGTGCACCGAGCATCGTCATGCGCGCGATCAGCGCACGTTGCCGCTCGCCAATGGTCTGCGGCGCGGTGTAGCAAGGATCGGGCAAACCCCAATTACGTTCCCAGTCCGGCAACAGTTCCTGCGTAATGCGCGGGTCGCTCTCGCGCTCCAGCAAATCGGCAGCACGGCTATCAACAAAACCCCAGTAATCGGCAAGCCCTTCACAGGTCCGCACCAGGACGCTGTCGGGCGCGTGCTTTGGCCACGCCTGGCCTTGCGGCAGCAGCGCAAGGAACGCCTCGCTATAGTCTGAGCCGTCGCGCCTAAGATGCCGGTCGCTCATCCATCTACTCGTACAGAATTGTCCCGATCACGGCCATGTGGCCGAGCGAGGGCATCACATAATCGTCCGTGGTCACCAGCTGAAACGACTGCACGCTCGGCGCACTCATGATCGCGTAGGATACCCACGCCGCATAGATCGTCTGGCCGGGCGCCGCCATCTGCAACAGCATCGCTTGCAGGCTCGCCTCGATTTGCGCTTGGACTTCGGCCGTGTTGGGGACGAGGTTGGCAATGGTGATGTCGATGAACTGTTTGATCGGCGCGACCACATAACAGTCCATTACCGTAACCGGCCGCTTCTGGTCGATGTAGGTCGCGACCGTCTGCACGTCCGCTGGTGTGGGCCAGCCGTCATCGTCGGCGCGTAGGTCGTCCATCAAGAACCGGACAGTGATCGTTCCAGGGCCCTGCTCGGGCGCGGACCAGGCGCGGGTGACGCCCGGCACGGCCTCTGCCCACGCGACATAATCGGCGGCCGACCCACCCATCGGCGGATTCTGAATCCGTTGCAGGACGCGGGCCCGCAATTGCGGATCGGTCTCGGTGTCGGCACCGCCGGTCATGCCGCGCGCGATTGCGAGGTTGTAAATCCCGGGTACAGGCGGCGTGATCGATAGGCTTGAGTCATCGGGCAGATTGCCGACCGCGCCGGGATCGAGCGCGCGGATCGGACCATCGACCAGCGTCGAGGCCGAGGTGACGATGTCCTCAAGGGTTTCAAACGACACCCAGCCAGCCGACGCAGCGATGGGGCTTTGCAATTGTGTCCCGGCCGGAATTACGGTGCCGTCGACGAGACCCTGGAAGCTGGCGGTGCCGGCCGCCAGCGTCGCCATCTTGCGGCCCTTGCTCCCGTCGGCATTGACCAACCAAATCTGGCCGTGACGGTCGAGCCACTCGGTCTCAGCGGTGTCGGGCAGCAATTGCAGCGCCAACCAGTCGACGTATTGCAATGTCAGGTGACAGAGCGCGCCTTGATTGTCGGACATGACGCGCAGCAGGCTATTCGGCACGCTGGCATCGGCGCCCGGCAATGACGCGGCCACCGCATCGCGCACCAGCGAGCGAACGTCTCTAAGCGATGGCGTGGTCCACGGCATGCGATCTATGGCCTCATTGCATCCCAAAGCACGGCATATCGCAGATCGATCGCCGGTAGCGGTCCGCGATAGATGCGCAGCAGCGCGTCGATCCGCTGCCTGTCTACGCGGGTGACCTCAACGTCGAAGTTCGAGCAAATTTTGCGGTCGACAAATGGCGCCATGGCGACGCGGATGTAATCCTCGACTAGCACCAGCGTCGCGCCCTCGGACGCCGATGCCGGATTGATCTTGGCGCGGCGCAAGAGCCAAAGCTTCGAGCCGATCGGCCAGCCATTCCAGATCGCCTCGGCGTCGAGGTCGCCCCACCAGCCGCAGCGGTCGCTACTATCAGGATCGGGCAGAATGTCGTCGGACGAGGCAAGCCCGTTGGTGCCGAGTGCAATGCACACCGCAGTCGCCAACGCCTGCGTTTCGTCGAGCGTGCCGTCGGCGAGCAGCTGCCAGTCGAGGGTGACGGAATAGGCCGGAAACTGGTTGTTCTGAACCAGCCGGATATCGGGAACGATGGCGGCGGTCGGCATGATTAGCTAATCCGACCCAGGCTGTTGAAGCACGGGCCGTCGAGCGTCACCAGCATCGCGAAGATGTCCTTGCCGGCCTCACCGCCGACATAGACCTTTTTGTCGGTATGACAGTGCAGATAGGTTTTCTGATCGTCGAGCATCAAGTGAACTTGCGAGCCGGACGCGCGGGTCTTGTCTTTGCTGATGTCGACGAAGCGCGCCGAGTTTTGGCCGTCCTTGTAGACCGCCTCCTGCCCGCGCTTGCTTTGCTGCTGCTGGCCGCCGCTCGTTCCGCCGGACGTTCCTGCGTCGCGCGTCGAGGCGCTCGCGCCGCCGCCTTGCTGCTGACCGCCGCTCTGCACGGTCGCGTTGCTTTCTGAGTTGGACGTCAACAGGTGCATGCGCACGGTCTTGTCCAGCGGCGCGCTCCAGAAGCCGCCGTCCTTGGTCAGATGAAATTGCTGCTTGTCGCCACGGCCGCGAAACATCGCGGTATCGCCGACCTCCAGCTTGTAGAGCCGATGGCGCCGGTCATCAGTTGCCCCCATCGCCGGGAACGATCGGTTGCCGCCCATGAAGCTGACGAAGGATTCCGCGCCGACCTGCTGGCCGTTCTGACCTTGCTCGGGGTCGAAGTGAACGCTGGTGAAACCGTAGTTTTGTGCCGCCTCGATTCCCTTACGCGCCTCGTTGAACATGAAACTAGCCGCCACCTCCTGCATCAGCTTGGCGTCATCGGCCTTGCCGAGGACCACGCGCGCGCCGCCCGCGGTGTAGGCCCGGAAAGAACTGTTAAGCGGTGTTGCGCGATGCATGGAATCAATCTCCTTACTTGGTCGGTTCGCTGTTCTGTTGCGGATCTGACGGCGCGGGCGACGGATCGAAGTTGAGCGAGCCCCTGAGCAGGCCGGGCAGCACCATATCGAGCGTCGTCTGCGTGCCGTTGTTGCTGTCCTGGGTGAAGATGACTTTCTGCAGCGCAAGGTCTTGGTTGAGCATCGCCATCGGCGAGCGCACGAACACATGGTCGCCCGGCGTCCACAGCCGCGTTTGGTTGAACAGCCAACCCTGCACCGTGATGGTGGCTTGCACTTCGGTGTCGTCGTGCCAGATGCGTTCGTTATTGTTGCGCGCTTCGACCTCGGCCTGCGACGGGACCGAATGCTCGGACGGCGTGATCAGCTTGCTGTAAGGCTGCGTCGTGATGCGGCTTAACGCCGTAGCATTCAGTTGGCTTATATCCGTCCCGGATTGATCTTGGGTAGCGGGCGCCTGTGCGCGGGTGTCGAATTGCAAGTATGTCTGAAGGTGCGTGATGGTGCATTGGCATGACTTGATGTTCACCCCCTCGATCAGCTGCGTGACGGTCGGGAACGTATGCGGCCCGATCAGCAGGAAGTTGCCGAACGCATCCGAGCCCATGACAACGCCACGGGGCCGCGCCAGACGTTCGAGAAAATCCCAGATCAGTTCACCGGGCTCGTTCTGTAGACGCACGAACGGCGTCAGATCGAGTACGCCGATAGTCTTGATGCCGACCGGGTACGGCGCCAGCACCTCTTTCGCAATCTCCAAGATATTCTTGCCGTCAAACGATCCGGTCTTGGTGTCGACGCTCGATCGCGCGGCCCAGGCGGTGGTGGACTTGCCGACCAGCATCACGCCGTGGCTGGAGGCATTGTAGGCAACCTGCCGAGTCTCGATAAAGCCATCGATCACTTGCACCCCGGCGAGCGCGACGGTGCATCTATCGCCAGGCTTGAACTGCAGTTTTTCCCAGAGCGGCGGCGTCGCCTGCCCGAATACCGGATCGCGTTCGGCCGCGGTGAAGCGGAAATAACTGAAAGAGTCATTCAAGCGCTTCTCGACAAACACCGTCTCCCAGTCGTCGAACTTGACGCCGTTGACGGTGAGCACCGCAGTCTCTTGCGGCTTCGGCATTGGTCAGGCCGAGAGCGCCCGGCCGGTCTGCGGGCAGAACGCCGGGTGCACGACCTTGTTCTCGTTCCGCAACTCGTCCGCACGCGCGGCATCGTCATAGAGCCGATAGGCGATCACCAGTGAGGGCAGCGGCTCGTAGAATTGAAAGTTGAGCATGCGCGGCAATGGCCGCGCGGTCGCGACCAGGTGATTGACGGTCGCACCGTGCAGCGCGATCAGCGCCGCGAACGTCGCCTGATCCATAGCGTCGGCCGCGATCTCTTCGGCATCTTGAAATGCCGGCTGCATCTGCTGCTTGATTGCGTCGACGTCTTGCCGACTGACGAAGTCCATGGCTGAAAGCAGGCGCGCCTGCGTCGCTAGACAAAGCCGAATGCCGCAATTCTTGACCAGCGCCCCGCCGAGCGTCGCAGTCGCCTCGGCCGCGACGGCCTGGCGCACCGCCTCAAGTTGCGCGAGGCTCGCGCCGGCCAACCGCGCCAGCGTGAAGCATCGGATCAGCGGCGGGCCGAGCGCGTCGGTAATGCACAACATGAAAGCCTTGGCCCGGGTGTCGCCGATGGCGGTGCGCGCTTCTGAGCCGGCGCGGCCCTTTGGCGGCACGGTCGCGACCAGATTCGCCAGCATGCGATCGACCAGCGGGGCCGCCTCGTTTGCGTCGGCTCGTTTCACGGTGGCGGCACCGCGGTGGCTGGCACTTCGGTTTTGCTGCTAGGCTCGATCAGGCTCGTGGCGACGCCGTCCTCAACCGTTTTCGCTGTGGTCTCGATCGCGCCTGAGGTATCCGCGACCGGCGCCTCGTTCGTCGGGTCCAGGCCGTATTCCTGAAACGTCATATCGAACATGGCGAAGCCGCCGGACCGATCTTCCTCGCTCATGCGGTAGCGCGTGCAGACCACCAGCTGCGGCGCCTGCGTTGGCAATTGCAGCACGCTCGCGCCCTCGGTTTCGAGGCGCTTCATCAGCGCATCGCGGGCAATGAGGTAGTTGCGCCGCTTGAGCGTGTCGTCTTTGCTGTCGGAGCCAAACACGATCAGATAACCGCGGACCGAAAACTCGCGCGCCGACCGGCCCATGTCCTCGGCGTAGGGCAACTCCTTTTTCGGGAACTGATGCTCGACGATGCGCCGGCCGCTTTCGCGGCTGTTGCTTTCGCAATGGAAACGCGCGCCACCGAACGACGCCGGCCGCAACTTGTCGCGCCAGGCCGTCGGCAGCGCCAGGATATCCGTCATTCCTCACCAGCCTCGGGCCCGCGATGCGCCGGCTCCATTTGGGTTTGCCGGTTGACCGCCACTTCCTTGAACAGGCCCGAGGCTTCGGCCCCAACGTTGGTGCCCTTGGGCGCGTTGACGTCGACGGTGATCTTGCCCGAACCCTCGACCTTGGTGCGCTGCGCCCGGTCCTCGTCGATCGCCTCGCGCGACTTCGCGGGATCGATGTCGTCGCCGCCGCGGCCCGCAAACGGCTTTCCGCGGTAGCCCAACGCCATCTGCACGTGCACCGGGTCCTTCCGGTAGGCATTGCCCTTTAGAAATTCCAGGCCATGCGGGCCGGCGCCGCCGGCCGCCAGCCAGTCGCGAAAATCGCCGCGCGGCACGTCGGTGCCAAGGCCCTTTTCATGCCTTGAATACCCAGGCCGTGCCGCGAGGCCGCCGGTGCCAGCTTGATAACGAGCGTAGTATTTCGCCTGCGTCGCGTAGTCGCGAAACATCTCACCGTAGTTCGCTTTTTTGCCGGTCGCCTTTTCATAATCTCGCCCGGCCGCCGCCAGCCGGGCTGCCATCTCTGGCGTCAAGCCTCCAGGCTCGTTGCTCATGCGTGCGTCGTGGCCGCCGCGCGCGCGCAGGAAGTCCATGTCGCTTTCGTTGCTCTTGCCTCCTGCTGCGGTGCCCGCGCCCGCGCCTGCACCAATGCCGGTGCCGGTGCCCGTGGTGCTCGTGCCAGTCGGGGGAGCATTGGCACCCGCTGCTCGGTCCCGCGCCCGCTGCGCCGCGGCCCACCGACGCCCCGGCTCACCATGAGCAGAGAACCAAGCGCCCTCAACTTTGTGCATGCCCCAGTATTGACGGTTCGACATGTACTTGTCGTAGTTCGGATCGCCCTTCATGCCTTGATCGGTTGCGTAATCCGTGATGTTCGATCCGCCATAGACCCTTTGCAGCGCCTCTTCTCCCGCCTTTCCGGCCCTTTCGCCTGCGCCTATCAAGTTTGCCGTTGATACCTTGTTTCTTCCCGTCACGGGACCGTACTGACCAGAGTAGAGAGCTTGACGAATAGTTTGGTGGCGCATGGCCGCCATGTTCATCAATTGCTCAAGGTTAGACTGGATGCCGCCTTCCTTCGACATCGCGCCGATTGCGAGTTTTTTTAGTTGCGGATCAGCATCCAATTCCTTCTGAAACGCTGCGCGCTGCGTGGCGAGGTTCCCGCTATCGCCAGCCGCGCCCGTTGTCTTGCCGTCCGTTGTCGTACCGTCGGTTCCTGTCCCCCTGCCGCCGCCACCGCCGTCACCACGCGTGCGAGGGACACCGCCGCCGCCGCCACCGAGCCCGCCACCGAGCCCGCCGCCGCCACCGAGCCCACCACCACCGCCGGGGTCGCCGCTAAAAAGGCCGAGGCCGCCACCGAGCCCGCCGCCACCGCCGAGTCCGCCGCCGCCGCCGCCGCCACCGCCGAGCCCACCACCACCGCCGGGGCCGCCGCTAAAAAGGCCGAGGCCGCCCGGCCCGCCGGGGCCCAGTGCCGATGGATCGGCTAGGTAGTCATTCAGCCGTTTCAATTCGGCTGTGTTCTCCGACATGTATTTGTTGCGAGTGCGGTCGCCCTCGTCGCCGCCGAGCGGCTCGCCGCGCCGGTCCTCGATGTTGGTCGACATGGGCGCATTGCGGAGGAAATCATCGCGGCTGCCGGGAAGAATGATCGGACCGCCGCCAGCGCCGCCGTCGCCCGTGAATCGCATCGGCTTCGCGAAGCCACCCCAATCGGGCGATGCCGGCGTTGACCGCTGACTGGGTGGCAGCCCGAACGGGTGCGTCTCCCGCCATTTTCGCAACTCCTCCCGTGCTGCGTCTGCGTCAGCCGCTGCCTTAGCTTCGGCCGCACGTTGTTCCGGGGGTTTGGCCGCCTCTGCCGCCGCTTTGTCCGCCTCCTCCGCCTCGCGCTTCTTGTGCAGCATCTCTTGAAATTGCTCTTCGGCGCGTGCCCGACTGCCTTCGCTGAACGGGTTTAGATAGGTGACCAACCCCTCGCGCTTGATGAATTCGAGAGTATCCTTGATGGATTCAAGGAAGCCCTTGAGCAACTTGGCTCCCTTCACGATCGGGCCGTCCTCGGCAAAAGCCGACTCGTTTAAGAGTTTCTCGATCTCGACCCACTCTTTTTTGATCTCGCCGACGATGGTTGCATAGCGTTCCGCATTCGCATTGCGCTGTTCTTCCAGCTTGCGCTGCTCTTCGGTGAGCTCTTTCAGTTCGCCGGCCTGGGAAAGTAACCGGTTGTAGCCGAGCAATTGCTCAAATCGCGTTCGGACGCCGGCCGCATCTTCCGGTGTCACGGGTTCGCGTTTCCCAGTTTGTGGGTTGATGCGCGTCTGCTTGAGCGCTTGCTGCTCGATGTTGATCCCGGCTTGGCGGACGATGTTGAGCTTTTCAACCGCCCCCTTGGCGTCGTTGAGCCGCT